GGGGCTCTGCATAACGATAACGCAGCCCTGATTGTGGTACAAAAGTAGAGCTGCTGCCGGTCCAGCCGGCTTTGGCGTTGTCGGGCAGGTCGAAGGCGGAGAAGGTGCCTTTGGTGGTGTCGTAGCTGGAGATGAAGAGGTCGGCGTCTGCGTCGCTGATGTTTTGGTAGGTCAGTTCCAGCGTGCCGCCGACGCGCTTATTGCCGTAGAGGATGCGGGATTCGGCGCCGCTTTGCGTGCGAAACAACTTGACCGGGTAGTCGCCCGGATTGAAAGTGCGGCTCGATGGTCGGAGGTTTGGCAAGGTCATCAGTCAGGTGCCAGGTCACTTACCACCGTGAATCCATTGTAAGAAGGCTTGAGTTCATTAGCGACCACGCTGTAGCCATTTTCGTCGATGGGGAAGTAGCTGGCGCTGATGCGTGCCAGACCTTCTTCGTCAAGGTCGATGGAATCGACCATGTAGACAAGCGAGCGCGTTGTTGTGTCTTTGATGGCGAAGATTGAGTCGAACAGTTTGTTGGCTTTGGGCTGGCCGTCGACGATGCTGACGGTGAGCGTGTCTTCGTTGACTTCGTTGTCGTTACGGTCCCAGTAGTACACTTCGACGCTTTGGCCGTTGGTGAGCTGGGCGGGCGTGATGATGGCGCCATTATCTTTGATGATGCCCGACGCGCCAGGCTGGACGTAGCTGGCTTGTGTCACCACGCGGATGAAGTCGCCGGGCGCCAGGCCGAGGCCGTAGGGCAGCGTTTGGAAGCTGACCACATGGGTGCGATGGCGGCGGGCGCTCAGGGCGTACTTGGCGAACAGTTCGGCGTGGTAGCGGCTGGTGATGTGGGTGAAGTTGAACTCTTCCAGCGGGCCGTTGGGCTGGTCTGTGTAGTACACGACCGCTGTTTGTTCTTGAGGGAACCGATTAGGTAGTTCCGTGCGGTAGCGCACCATGGCACGAATGGGCAGGCGCTCTTGGGCTTGGGTGTACTCAAGCTGAAACGAGTCCTCGATGATGTTGCCTTCGGTGAAGATGCCTGAGATGGGCACCTTGACATCGAACATCGTGTAGTTGCGTGTGGTGTCGATGGGGAGGGCAGGCTCGATTGAAAACTTGCCGCCGCGCATGACAAGGTTGCAAAGCAGCGAGGTGCTGATGCGTGCCAGAAATTCGCGCAGGTTTTGCGGTTCGACGATCACGTCGTCGTAGTACAGGCCGTTGGCTTCGAGGAAGGAGCCGGTGCGGGCAAACTGGGCGAGATCGACGAGGTCGCTACTGATCAGCTCACCTGCACCAGTGTGGGGATTGGTGAGGAGGTAGTAGGCGAGATCGGTGAAAATGTTGGAGGAGTCCGTGGTAAGGACTGTGTTGCCGTTGGAGTTGCGGCGAATATTGGTGACTTGGATGCCTTTCTTTTGGTAGATGTGCAGTTGCTCGAAGCTGCTGAGGCTGATACTGCTGCGCACCTTGATACCTGCCATAGCGCAGCCCGTGTATGATGCAACGCCGTTACGAACTGGGTCGTTGGCTAGGTTTTCATTGACGTAAACCAGCTCGTGCTCAGGGCCGTTATCGCAACTGCGCGTAATGAGGTTGTTGTAGTGCGAGACTTCCGCGATTGCACTATTTAGTTCAAACTGGCGAGGGCCAGAAATAGTGGTATAGGTTCGGGTTGTGGGGGGTGTATTTACCTCGAAAGTGTAGTCAATGTTGCTCCCATCAAACAGTTGGCTTCTGATTACAAATCGTTCTCCCGGCTGCCAAGAGCCGGTAAAAGAGGCAGAAATGGACTGCGCGTTAATAATTGTCCAGAAAATTGAACGAGTGGCAGTGGGGTCAATCGGTCCTAGATTCTCCACGCGCAAACGTATGTTTAGTCGAACACTGCGACCGCCACTATTAAATTGAAACGCATTCTTGTCTGCTTCAGTGAATTGATATTCAGCTCCGACTGGCAACGCAATGTAAGGAACGTCAACCGGACTATCTATGACATTGTCGGGCTCCTTGCCAATGGCTTTTGAAATGCCGTTGCTTATGCGACGGATGTCAGCCGTCGTGTTGCCTCTGTATTCAAAAGCAGTGACAAGCTGCACGCTCGACAAAGGAGCTGTTGTGACCTGACCACTTGACTGCACTGGCTCGCTAACCATTTCAGAATGGAGTGCCAGCGCTGCAATGTCGTCGTAAAAGCCTTGAACTCGGATAGTAAAGCTCCCGTATTGTGTGATGATATTTTGAATGTCTTCGAATGCTCTCGTGGAAGTAATGCCTTCGCTTTCTAGGCGAATGCACAGACCACGGCCGATAATCTGGTTGATTTCTCCGGAAGTGATGGGGCGGATGCGGTATTCAAACTGATCGAAAGGTTGCGCAATACGGATGAAGTTGTACTGATCCTGTGGCGCAGAACCAACAACGCAGAAGGGGAACGGATTTAACTTGGCCCAGCCTTCTTCAGAGTTGTAGTCGTTGTTGGCAGGCCTGGCGTACAAATGAAAGAAGGAGGCGCGACGGGCATAGGACTGGTTTGTTCCAGTGGAGAGACTTGTGTTCTCAACGTCGTACCTGTGCAGCTTTTCAATGGAGGGAACTGAGTTGAAGTTGGTGATGCCGTTAAAGCGTGTCCAGACGTTACTCTTGATGCCGATCTCGGTAATTTCGCAAGCGCGAGAGTTTTGGAACGTGGCAATTTCCGCTTTGCAGATAGGAAACCATGCCTGGCCAATGTCAAACAATGGGCCGTCAGGACCCTCGGGGAGGTTTGTATTTGTCGTAATAAATGGGCGGTGGCATACGCCGACATACCCTGGACCGCCATCGCCATAGACGGCTCTGCAGGTTAAAGTAACGGTGAACTCATTGCTATCTGTTTTGTCGTAAACATTGTTTGAGGGATTTCTTGAAGTCACCTCAAACATGCAGTTGCCGATCATCCATTTGGTGCCGATCTTGAGCAGCTCGTCTTGTTGTTCGTGTTCGGTTTGGATGGCGGAAATGATTTGTTTGTTATCAACGGCATCAAGGTCAGGGTTGGCATAGGTATATTCCAAGCCGCGCTGTCTGTTGGCAATAATGTTTGGGTTACTTGTGTCATAATACAAAGTTTCTTGCAGTCTTCCCGCGTTGTAGATAACGGTGACAGTGCCACCGACAACCATTTGAACGCGCAAACCGTTGCTTTGCTGCGGAGATGTATAGTCGGTGCCGTTGACGTTGGCTGAGACGATGCCGAACTGGCGGGCGTAGTTGCGGCCCGTTCCGGCCATTTTGGGATTGCCCGCAATTTGAAAACGCTTGGCCGTGTAGGAACCTGCTGTTCGCTCGGAAGCGCCGGAAAGATAGGAAACAACGTCCCAGTTCAGGCGGTATGGCGTGCCGTTAGGAAGACCGCTATAGGCACCGAATTGAGTGCGCGACGATGGGGAGAAAGAATGGCAAAAGGCGTTTGCTGAAGAAGCTCCGGCAAAAGATTGAGCATTAAAAGCGTTGTCGCTTGAGCCTTCTGTTGGACCAAAACTGCCGTAGCGGTTGTTGTGCCCAAACAAGCGGCTGTCTGGCGTGGTGCGGACGCTACCGGACAGGGCCTCGTAGGTGGTCGTACCAGCGATTGGTGTGCCGCCTTGGTAGTAGTACCAGCGGTATTCGCTATCGGGAAAAGAATCGAGGGGGAGTTGGCCGATGTAGATGCCGGCACGATCAGCGGCGTTTTCAGGGCTATTTGGGTCTTGCGGGTTTCCGTATGGGCCTCGGGGCATGGGCGATTGCCCTGCCAGGAAGACCATGCTGAGGCTTTGGTAGCCGCCCCAGCTAAACATGCGACTCCAGACCAGTTTGGGGCTGATCATGATGCCGCCGACGTAGTAAAAATCAGTGCGGCCGTTGATGTTTAGTTGGACTCGCTGCTGTTTGGTGAAGACAATGGGAATCGTTTCGCCGTAGCGGCTTAGTTCTTGGTTGGCCTGGAAGCCATATGTCGGGGCAAAGCGGTCGCGGCCTGCAATGCTGTCAAGCGTGCGGTTGCCGCCTTGGCGTTGTTGTGCAGGCGCCCTGGGAGCCAGTAACAACGAAAGGCCGGACGACACCACTCCAAGAACGAGTGAAACAATCGCAACAATTAAGCTCGCCTCATTTTTAATCTCCGGAATATGGGCGTACTCCGCCGGGCGTTCGCGGCTAAGCCAGTCGATGCGTTGCTTGAACTGAAGATATTCCTGTTCGGTGCAGCCCAGCTCTTGAATTAGTTGGCGCTCGTAGGGGAGCAGTTGCTGCGGTAGCAGCGGAGTGCAGGAAACGCCGTAAGCGGGTGCCAGGTCACCGCCTGCAGGTTGGCCGTTATGTAGAGGATGCCGTCCTGCCAAACTGTCCCGAAAGCGTAATTCTTGTGTGGTAGGAGAACCACGTCTCCATCATACAAAGGATCTAGCACGCGGCGTCCCCAGCCGTGGATAGCCTTGAGGATTTGACGAGGCGGCGCGTCGTACCAAGACGGGTCGAAGGCGGGAGTGGTGATACCGAGGCGGTCGAGGACTGTGTAGACAAGATGGATGCAGTCGATGGCACCATCGGGGTCGGTGCCGTCTGCGCCGAGGCGGTAGGGGCGACCGATCAGGTCGTACATCAGCTCAGGCGGACTTGAGCAGTGGTGGGCAAGGGACCAAACACGTCTTCAGTGATGCGGCGTCTGGGCACATCCCCGCCAACTGCGTCGATGACAGAGGAAATCTCCAGGCGGAGCTCGGCGTCGCTCCAGATGGCTCCGGCTACTTGACCTGCGTAGGAGCTAAGCACGCGGTAGTCGGCCTTGTTGTCGGGATTGAGCATCAGCATGTCCACCAGTACCACCCAACTGCCATCGACCAGCGTGGAGGCCCAGCTACGACTGAGCGAGTTATTGGGCAGGGCAAGTTGCGTGGACTGGTTGTCGCCGCTGCGGTTGACCGTTACGCCAGAGAAGCCGAAGGGCAGGAAGCCGTGGGTGTTGCCGTTGTAAGCGACGTTTTCGTTGATCCAGAAGTTCTGGAAGTAAAGCGGGGAGGCGCCGTCCGTGCGGGGCTTGGCGGTCAGCATGTGACCCAGTGCTATTTCGGTCTTGAAGCTGGTGTCCATCAGTTCATGCCGAGGCGGCTACGGGTGGCGCGGGACTGCTGCAGACGGCGAAGGGTGCGTTGTTCGCCTTGCGTAGCGCCTTGCTGTGCGGCTTGTGCCATGCCAGCACGGAACTGGTCGGCGGTGACGTAGTCAACGGAGTTGATGCGTTCCACGGTGTAGCGCACGTCGATGGCGGCTGGTGCCATTGTGGCGGTGCCGCCGCCGCTGCTGGTGTCGTCGCCAGCAGGGATTACCGCGGAGCCGCGAGCGCCAGCAGCATACCGGCTCATGGCGGAGCGCATCTTGCTGGCGGGGATGATGTATTCAGATTCGCCGCCTTCGCCAACCATGGCGCTGGTAGGACCTGTAACGAAGCCGCCGTCAGCAAACAGCTTCATCCCGCCAAAAGCTGACGGGTTAAAGCCTGCCTGACCGCTGCCAAACACTGAAGCGCCCGACACTGGTCCAGCGCCGCTGAACAACCCACCGCCACCACCGCCGCCGAACAGGCCAAGCAGTTGCTTAAAGATGAACATCATCATCATTTGCGCCAGTATTTCGGTTGCCATGTTGATGAACGACTCACCGATATTTTTGAACACACCCGCAAGCGCCTCTTCTGTGGATTGCGCGCCGCTGATAATGCTTTGGAACGCGCTACCGAATGCACCGCTGATTGCTTGCGCTCCTGTTGTTGCAGCGTTGATTGGGTCGGTCAGCTCTTTAAGTTTTGCGCGCATTTCATCTTGTTTTTGCATCGTTTTGTTTAGTGGATCGAATGAAATGTCCGTTCTGAAATTTCCACCACCTGCGCCGCGGTTAAATGCACGAATTCCCAAGTTTTCTGTGTTACTAAAGTCGAGTCCTGCTAGTTTTTCAAATGCTTTTAAGCTCTCTTTTGTTATTTCAAGATCTAGCTCACGATTTTTTTGTCGCTTAAAGTCTATGTTGAGCAGCTCCAGGCTTTTGCGCTGCTCCGCATTTTTTAGATTAGAAATTTGCTTTTGGTAGTCTTGATAGTCAAAAACAATTTGCAGCCGTTTCTTTTCGACATCAGATAACCCACTATTAAGCATTATTTGCCGAGAAAATTCAACAGACAGTTTCCGACCTTCTTCCAAGGAACGCTGGAGTTCTTCGGCTAGTTTGTCGGCGTCACTTTTGCCTTTTGCCCTACCACCATCGCCTGTGGGCATTGCTTGCGTCGGCGCCGTAAATGTTTTCAAACGTGGACGAGGGGCTGGCTTAAGATCCGCAAATTCTGGTTGCTCTAACAGTAAATTAACTAGCTTTTTCTGGTTTACACCTAAACCAAAGTTACCCGGGCCTGCTTGTTTTATTAATTTCTGTAAACGTGTTTGTCCAATAACATCACCTACACCTTGTGGTCCAAAAGGTAATTCTCCTCTTTTCAGTTGAGCACGGGCTGCGGCTTGCGGGCCACGAGCCACTGTTTCTACTAAACGACCCACTTCGCCTATAGCATCGGCTGCAATGTTTACTAAGTCCGCTATTCTATTTCCTAGCCAATCTAGAACTGGCTGCAAAGCATTTACAATAGCGCTACCTAAAGAAACAAATGCTTTACCTAAATTACCTACCGCACTCTTTAAGTTATCAAAACTACTAGCTGTTTTTTGTACGCTATTTGTTCCTTTATTACCCATATCTACTAGAACATCTATCAAATCTTGGACAGAAATTTTTCCGTCTTTTGCCATCTTCAAGATGGCGTCGCGGTTTGTGTTGTACTTTTCAGCTAGAGCACCTTGGACGTCGATGCCTTGGCTGCTGAGTTGGTTGAGGGTGGCCTGCGTTACTTTTCCGCTTTCCAGTGCTCCAGTTAGAGCGTTTGTGACCTTGGTGATATTGCCGCCATACTTTTCGGTGAGGACGCTGACGAGGTCGATGGCCTTGGCTTGGTCTTCGATGGCGAGACCTACGCCGCGGATGTTTTGGACAGCTTCGGTGAATTTGTCGGCGTCTTGACCTGCGAGTTTGAAGGCTTGCTGGAGCCGCGTTGTTTGATCTGCGCTGAAGCCGATGTCGGCGGCGAGTTCTTTGATTCTTCCGCCCTCAGAAGCAATACTGCCGATCAGCGTGCCAAGTAAGGAACCAGCGAAACCGCCGGTGCCGCCAAAAAGGCCGCCGATAGCGCCGCCGAGGGCGCCGCCGGTTGCGGCTCCACCGCCTTGGCCGAATAGCAGCGGGAAGGCACCGCCGATTATGGCATTGTTGACGACACCGCCGAGGCGATTGGTACCTCGTCTACCTGGGGCGGCGGCTTGGGGGCGTCTGCCGAATTGAGATAGAGGAATGGGCCCTTCTACCGGGAATGGTCCGGCAGTACGCCCAGTCGTACCGGGCATAGTGGTTGAGGGTACACCGATGCCTAGACGGCGCTGGCGCTCTTGCTCGCGGTTTAGCTTTTCTTGGAAACGGATGCCGCGAGCGATTGATTCGTTGAAGGCCTCTTGGTTTGTTTGGATGCGTTGGATGCCTCGGGCGGTTGCGTTGAGGAGGTTGGTGTCTGGGAGGAAACGGTTGAATTCGGCGTCTACTTTCTTTGTGCTTTGCGCCAGTTGGGTGTTGGCCTGAGCAAGGCGCAACGTGGCCTGGGCTTCGTCGAGGGTGCGGGCACCTCCGAGGCGTTCGATGGGGCCAGTTATGCGGCGGCGGGCGCCACCTGACATAGCGGGGGAGCCAGGGGCTGCGGCCGGCAGCATCAGTTGGGCTGCGGGTGCCGCGAGGTTGAGGGCGGCGACCTGTTTGGCTATGCGCTGTTGACGCAGGAACGCTGCGGTTTGACGGTTGGCGGCCTGGGCTGCTTCGTCTGTGCGAGCGATGAAGTCGCGTTGCCGGTCGTTTAGTTTTTCGATTTGACGGGCGGTTTCGGCAGCTGCGGTGGATTGCTCGCTAAGGGCGACGCGACCTTCGGCCCGCATGTAGAGGGAGCGGGAACCGGCTTCGCGTATTTGCGCTTGGCGGGCGATGGATTCGCGGAAAGCGGCCGAACCACCTTCTTCGCCGCGGCGGATCCGGGCGATTCGTTGCTGCAGTTGTAGGCGGCGGGCGGCGTTAGGATCGACCGCTCCAAGCAAAGCATTTTGCGCTCTTTTTTCTGCCGTCAGCATTTTTTCGACGGCTAACAGCTGATTCGCTGCTACAACGGATTCCTGCGTGAAAGATACATATTTGTCGAGTTCTTGTTTTGCTTGGGACAGTTCGGCACGCAACAACTCCATGGGAGCTGCGGTGCGTTTGATCGTCTCTTCAACTTTGTTTAACCCGGTTACGATGCCAGCGATATTTGTTACTGTTTGTGCGCCAATCGCTTTGTCGATTGCACTTCCGAGGCCCACGGCTGCAGAGCTGGCCTTGAGTAGCTGCGGCGCGAAAGCCATTGCAGCGACAGTGGCCAGTCCCATTGCGTTGGGGATGTGGCCGATTTGAGAAAGGATGTCGCCGACAATAGCCGGAACACCGCCCAGCGAGCTATTAAACGCTGAACCGGCAGCTTTAACAGCTCCTGTTAAGGGTCCTAAATTTGCTGTGGCTGTAGATATTGAGGCGCTGAGTTGTCCGACGCCTAAGATTGCGCCAGTAAATAGGCCTCTGGACAGGACATTTTTTGCTTCCTGGCCGAAATTCTGGATGCCTTGGGTAGCTGCACGGATACCGCCCTGGATCGAGCCAGTTCCAACGCCGCTGGCTGTCTTTGCAAGCTGGTCGAGTTTGGCCTGAAGTTTGTCGAGGCTTGTGTCGGCCCGACGAGTATCGGCGCTTACTACAATTTTGGCGTCGTACTCGGCCACGTACGTCCGTCGGAGCGTATAGCCAGTCTACAGATGAAAAAGCCGCCGGGGTTAGCGGCGGCGTTTGGCCTTTTCCAGCTCTTTTTGTTGGTCCTCGTTGAGGATCTGGAAGTAGGCGCTCCAGCCGATCAGTTCTTCGGCGGTCATGGTGGCCCGGACTGCGCTGAGGGACATGCCTAGCTCTTTGGCGACTCCGAACTGGAGCATGAGCCAGTTGTCCTTGCGGAGTTCGGTGCTTAGTTCTTTGGGTCGATGGGCTCGGCGTCGTCGGTGATGATGGCCAGCATCAGGGCTTGGAGGTCCTTGTCCTTGACCTCGTTTTTGAGGACGTCGATTTCGCCGGCACTAAAAATTTTGGCTCCGGACTCGTCGAGGGCCTTGGTGATCAGGAGTTGCAAGGCGAAGGCGGTGGCGTCGTCGGACTTGGCCTGCTTTTGGGCGCGTTCGCGCTCGGCCATGGTCAGTGGGGTGACCCACATCTCGAAGGTGCTACCGTCGCTGAGTTCGACGGACTTTTTGACGGGCTCCAGGTTGGCGGCCTTGCGGAGGCGGTCGATAGCGCGAGTTGGAACGGGCATACAACAGAGTGTTGATGTAACTACTGTAGCGCAATAGACACGAAAAAGCCCCGGTTTCCCGGGGCCGTTGGGTGTTCCAGGTGGTGGATCAGGACTGGGCGAAGTCGAAGGTGGGGGTGCCGGCGGGGCGGAAGTTGACGGTCACCGATTGGGCGTCGTCAGGGTTGATGTTGAGGCTGGCCGAGGTCAGCACGGCGTCGAAGGAGATCGAGCGGCTGAGGGTTTCGCTCAGGGTGCCGCCGCTGAAGACGCGGTCGGTGTAGAGCTTGAAGGCGGCGCCGGTTTGCTGGCGCTGCAGCACGTCCTGGATCATGCGGTTGGACAGGGCGGCGTCTTCGTTGGTCATGTAGACCGTGGCGGTGCCGGTGCCGTCGCCGAAGCCGCTGATGTAGCTGCGGAAGGGGACGTATTGACCGGGGGTTTGGCCGATCGTGGTGACGTCGATTTCCTGGCGGCTGATTTCGAAGCTCCAGTCGCGGACTTGGCCGACGACGGCGAAGGCGGCGTACTCGACCTGGAACTCGTTGGGGGCAACGGCCGTGCCATCGTCGGTGATGTCGACGGCGGCGCCGCCGGCAGTTGCGGAGACCTGCAGGGCACCGGTGGAGGCGGTGTACGAGATGACGTAGTAGGTGGTGGCAGCGCTGAGGCCGGCGGGGAGGGTGCCGCTACCGGAGCCCCCGGTCTGGCTGTTGATCACGCTGAAGACAACGGGGTCGCCAACCTTGAAGTTCAGGAAAGTCTGAACTGTGATGGTGTCGGTGGCGGTGGTTACGTTGGATTCACCGAACGATCCGGTGGTTCCAGCGGGCTTGTAGTAGAGGGCGCCGGACGTGCCGGACAGGACGGTGGTGGCCATGGGGCGTACCAGTAAATGTCGTGGTGGGGGCGGGCACTGCCCGGCTTAGTACAGATTAGCGTCTTCTGTACTGT